AGAACTCACATCGCCGCTAATAGAACTCACATCGCCGCTAATAGAACTCACATCGCCGCTAATAGAACTCACATCGCCGTTAATAGAACTCACATCGCCGTTAATAAAACTCACATTGCCGCGAATAAAACTCACATCGCCGCGAATATAGTTCACAACGCCGTCACCCAAATCAATCTCTAACTTATCATAATACTTTTTCTCAATAACAATCTTTTCGCCATCTTTGTAGTAATACAATTCACTTGCTTGAATCCTTTTTAATGCTTTTTTCATAAATTTTATTCAATTAAATCATTGTCTTTGTTTTCTTATAGTTAAATAATTAAATAGTTAAATTGTTTAATTGTTCAGCGATTTGTTTTATCGGCTCAATCATATCAATGGGAAGCCTGAATTGTATGCTTTCGGAGTAATATGTTTGTGTTCTTAAACTAAAACTGCTTATTTTTTTATCACCACTAAATAGACCGATTGTCGCTGATACTTCTGGAATTTCAGTATTAAGCTCCACTGAATAATTTAGAATCTTTGCATTGTCAATGCCAATGTTGATTTTTTTCATATTGAATTGTCGTATAATTGAGAAGAAGATGACTTCTCGTTTTGTTTTTGTTTTAAAACTGATTGAATAAAACTTATCATCTTTTCCGTTGCTCTTGTTATATGCTCAAAATTATTTTTATCTTGCTCGGCTTTTATGAGCTCAAATTCTAAATCTTTGACCGCTATTTTGGCTTCTGCTCGGGCTTCTGTAATTCCCAACCCTTGCGCTTTAAAATCTAACATTAACGTCTTTTCATTCTCTTCAAGTTGTTGTTGCAATATGTCTCTTTTGGCTCTCAATTCAGCTGATTTTACTCCTAAATAGCAATGCGCGCCCACGGCTTTCCCTCCATAATTGATAAGCCATTCGCCACCAATCTGGTCTATCTTTTTGTCAAAAAGTTCCCTGCCCAGTTTAAAAATAAAGTCAACCATTTCATCTTCTTTTCTAAATTTTTCAAGATTAGAAATCTGCTCTACGCGTTTTTTGTATTCTTCTTGAAATTGCATATTATTATTTTCTCAAATCCCACCAACCAATACTTTTAATTTCTGAAACTGCTTTATCAAATCGTTCTATCATTGGCTCAAAATCCGACTCATCACGCTTGGTTGTGAACTTCTTTTCTTTACCATTGGAACTATTGAAGTCTATGAGAATAATTTCAATAGGCAGATTTCCGTATTTTCTAAAAAATAAATAAGCATATATGGTAAGTTGAAGATTCTCATCTACTTGCTGTTGCGTCCAAAAAGAAGCCGAAGTTTTAATCTCTAAAAACGAAATTCTTGGGTCAACTTTATCCAAAATTCCCTTGATCCGATAACCAGCTGGCATATCAACGATAATTTCAGTTTCAGGCTGATAAAATAAAGGAAATTCGTAACTTAATATCTTTTTTCCAATTCTTATTTTATTCTCAGCAAATAACTGCTCTTTCGCTTCAAGTTCAAAATCAAATCCTTGCGTTTCAAAACCTTTATGAATTAAAGAACCAAACATCATAGCTTCCGTGGGTGGTATTCTAATTCCTAAAACCCATTCCCTAAAATATTGCCCACGGTCTTTTTCAAAAGAACAAAGTTCGCTATAACTTATGTGATTTTTCATAAAGATTCTAAAACTTTTTTAATTTCTAATTTTTGTTCTTGGTTCCAATTTTCAGCCTTTAACATTTTTTCAAGCAACAATTTTTTATTAGTTTTATTTTTTTCCGCCATAATTGCTTTCATTGTTTCTCTAAAAAAAGTATCATCGCTCAACAGTTCTTTTTTTACTTCTTCGTTGGCTTCTTGTAAAGATTCAACTGTTTCTTTGCCCATTTCCTCAACACTTGTGATACCGATAATTCCGAATTGATTTTTTAACGCGCGAACTTCTGCAACTTTACGAATCATCATCGCTGGGTGAGATTTCCAAACATAAGATTTCTTATCAAATTCCGCAAAATCAACCCAAGCGACCACTGGCGTCGTTCCTCTGCGATATGTGCAAGCCCAAGCACCGATAATCTTTTTAGTTTCTCGGTCTTTTAAGTTGTGTTTGTGATGAACCTTCATTGTTGAATAATCCACTTCAAACTCATCGCCATCCCTTACTTCGCAACTAACCAATCCAGCATAATCAGGATGTCTTGTCGCTATTGAAAGAAAACCGTCCCTGCTTGTCATTATGATATTGTTCCCTTTTGTGTCTTTGTAAAAATAAATTTCCTTCAAAAATGGATCTAATCCTTGCTTGTTTGCAATATGAAAAAACATCGTTAATTCGTCATTGTCAGCGCCTTTCGCAACTGTTCTGCGAACAAGTTCAATCTGCTGTTGCGTCAAATTCTTTCCGTTCACTCCCGCTATTACAATCTGATTATTCTTGTTTGTCATATTTTTTCTCCTTGATTACCGCCATTTTAGTTTGTAATTGTTCGCTAAAAGCTCGTTGTTTTGCTTCTCTTGAAATATCGCCAGATTTTACAGCTTCTTCAAAAAGTTTGCTGTCTATTATGAACCGCGCGGCTCCGATTTCTTTCAGCTTTGCTTTCTCCTTAGTGGTTAAATTATCCCAATTATATTCCTTTTTCCATCGCTCTACATAACTGACTTTGAAAAAGGCATTTTCTTCATCTTTTCCGCTGGCAATTATCTCCTGTTTCAATAATTCTCCGAGTTGTTTTTCGCCCTCTTCTAAAAGTTCAAGTTTTGAAAAAATCTCCGCATTCTGTTCTTTGAATTTCTTGATTGCTAAAACTAATTGTGTGTATTGTTCAATGGTATTCATATGTTATTAAGTTCCATTAAATTGTCATACTCCCGATTGATTTCATTCTCTTCCCATTCAAAAATATCTTCTACCGGAATCTGTTGCAACTCGCTTATTACTTCCACTTTTTTGAGCATTGACAAGTTTGGTGTGTTTTGTGTGTTCATATTATTATAATAAATTTACTTGACGCATTTCAGGATTATATCCAAGGGCTTTACGCCATTCTTCTTCTTTCCAACCCCTTTTTATGGCGATTTCTTTTTCTGTCGGTAAAAATTGTCCTTTACTTTGAAAATTAGCTCTTACTCTCTTAATATTGTCCTCTCTTGGTATAATGAATAAATAATTGAGTGGTATGCAGTGGACTCCGTTATCGTGTGTTATCAATATGCTTTCGGGATAAAATTCCTCCCACAATTTAATTGTCAGGCTTATGTCAGAATTTCTTGTATGCGGATAATTGATTAGACAATACTCTACTTGGTTTTTAAGAACTTTTAAATCCTTGTGTGTGTGTTGCATACTTTTATAAGTAAAATAATCTTTTAAACATTCTTTTTGGTCTCCACCAAAAATAAAAAGACATCTTTGTCCAGAAGTCCTTTTTGAGTAGCGTGTTTTTTTTCATACTTTTGTGTGTATTATGTGTATATTTTAATTATAGTTCTTGCTTCAAAAAAAGTCAAATTCATCGGTGGATAACTTTTAAACTCCTATATTCCAGAACAATATTGGATCAGTTAATTTTTCCAAATTCTCTAATAACCATCGCCAAGCTTTTTTATCATAATATTCAGAACAAGGAAACGGTGTTTCGATCTTTTCCTGATAATAATAATCTTCTTGTGATTTTATTATAGTCAAATTTTCAGGTATTTCAATAAAATTTTTAATCCTTCTAAATTGTCGTTCTGGCGACATTCCTGCCGAAATTGCATAAATATTTTTTAATTTCTTGGATAATCCAGCCGCTATTCCAGAAGTAATCATTCCACTTCCAATACAAACAACCAAACTTCCACCTAAAAAATCCTCTATCTTTTCGGCAATCTTTTTTGTTTCAAAAAATGTTTCTTCTATACACAATCCAAGTGGCATAATATAAATATTTTCTTGTTCCATTATTCTTTTTGCAAGAGCATAAAGCACGGCTGTTCTACCTCCCTCCATCGGGAATAATTTTCCTCCTAACTCCAAAACTTTTTGCTGATTATAAGGAGTTTCTTTATACTGTTTCAAATGAGGATAAAAATTAAAAACTTCCAACCCTCCCAATTCCTGAGCAATAGCAGAAACTCCCCAACCAGCCTTGCTTATCCTTGTGTCAAAAACTCCAATCTTTTTATATCCCATTGCTCTCACTTTTTCCAATCTTTTATAAACTCCACGCAATTTTGATAAAAATGGGGCGGGATAATTGCAACTCAAATCTTCCCGTTTTACATAAATATCTCGGTCTTTTATGTGGTATTTTTCTATTGGAGTTTGTTCATTTATTATCATATTTTTTGTATTTATAAATAATATGACCTTCCTCGTCCATTCCGTCAGCAAATAAATCTACAAAAAATCTTGCTGGATTATTTGGATTTCTCGGATTATCCCATATAAACATCAACTTTTCTCTGAATGTTTTTTTTCCAAATTGTATATGTTTTTCAGAACTTCCCAAATTAAGCCAACTTCCAATCTCTGTCCCCAAAAATTCTTTCTCATATTCCGAATTATCATCGTTGACGATATCGCTAAATTTAACAAAACCTTTCTTCTTTGCGATGAATAATGCGTAAGAGGTTTGCGCTTTGTATGAATTTATTTCATAATCCGCTGGAATCCCGCAACATATACAACTATCGCCAAAACTTCTAAATGCGTTATCGGCGCAATAAAATTCCAAACCATATTTCTTGCAAAGTTCTTTAAATTCCATTATAACAGGAAATTTATATCTATTTTTGATTTCATAATCAGTTCCGCTAACTCTCCCCTTAAATTTATAATATTTTATAATATCATAACCCAAAATTGTGCTTATTTCGTCAAAAACTTTTTTTCCTTTTTCATTTTGAAAAGAACTTAGTTTCAAAAATTCAAGAGTCATCGCCTTCGCTCCGTTTTCTGCGATAGTTTTAACAAATAATTCTTTTCCTTCTTTTCCATCCAACTCTGGAATATATGGCTGGCAACGAACGATCACTCTATTCGTTTTGCTGAAAAGTTTTATTGAATCTAATCGCGCCTGTATACTTGTCCCAGATTCTAACTTCTCTAATTTATTATTCAATGAAATTAAACTAATCTGCATTATTAAATTTCTATTTTGTGTTATATTTTCAATATATTCCTGCTCGTCTTTAATCCAAAAACTTTTAGTTGAAATAATAACTGGATATTGATGCTGTCTGAATAATTTTAGAATTTGCAAACTTGTTTTTTGTTGATTTAATCTCTCAATATTGCTAAAAGGATCAGTAATCCCGCCCCAATGGATTGCCATACGCTGGGACATCAGTTTTCTATACGTTTTTATAGCTATATTTTCCCCTGCAAGCGGTTTTTCAAACGATTTGGTAAGATTCTCTATGTTCATCTTTTTATAAACTATTTGAGAGCAAAATTCCTTCTTTTGCGTTGCGAAATTTACAAGATTATTAAAATAAGTGAAACAATACTTACAATTATGCGAACAAACATCGTAGGTGTCCAACGAAAAAGGAAATGAACAAAATGGGAATTGTCCATTACACCTCGGGCTTAAATAGTATTTTTCCATATTGCGCAATATGTTGAATTAAATTTAACGATTTAACAAGTGCATTTCCTTTAAAATTTCCATAAGTATCTAAAATGCATTTAAACAAATTTCCGTCAATGTTGTCAGCAATTTTATATGCCTCTAATAATTTTTTATAAACTTCTTCGTTTTCTTCTGCAAAAATCAATTTCATTACGAAAAACTTTTTATCTTTATACATTTTTGCTCCACATCCGATTATGTTTTCATTTTTAAATTCTTCAACATTGGAATATTCTGTCATATCTTTCACATCTTCAATAATATCTTCTTTAACGCCAGCTTCCTTCAAAATCTTTTCAATGTTTTGTAATTTTAATTGATTTTCTGTCAATGTCAAATTGTCTATAAATTTGTTTATTGATTGCTCATCCTGTATATTTATGTTATAATCTGCAAATAAACTTTTCTGTTCAATAAATGGCGATAATATTTCTTGTAGCCGATCCCTGTGGTATTTTCCGATAGAATCATTGTCCGAAAGCGCATATTTTAGTCTAAGTTCATCGTTTCCTGCGTCAATTACGGAAATCCATACCCAGCGTCTTTTTTCTTTATCTTCTTCGGTCTTGGCTTTATTGAACATCGTTTGTAAAACTTTGAAACGCTGATTTCCTCCCAAAATTTCACCGTCATAGGTAACAAGCAATGGTTTATACAAACCGAGTTCGCAAATCTGTTGTTCAAGTCTGGTCAAGTCCTTTTCTTTCACAATACGCGGATTCTTTGGCCAAATTCGCATATTCTCAATTTTGCCGAATGTTTTGCCGTCAACGATTTTTGTTTGCATAATTTTTAACTATTCAATGTTTTTTTAAATTCCATATAGTGAACATACTGGTCAATTCCTTCGGTCATCGTAGCTCCAGGTGAAGAATCTTTTGCCGCCTTAGCAGAGAGATAACTTTTCCCCATATACAGAATATTATCTTTTTTGTCCCTTACGATATGAAAATTTGCCACTATTCCTTCTTCTGTAATTGCATTTAAGTCTTTCAACATTTGGAACTCCCAATAATGCATCAAACCCATAAATGTCCTGACTATTTTTTCAGTCCCATATTTTATACGAGCATCTTTTATTATTTGAGCCCAATTTTGTTTATTCTGAGCCATATTTTTTTCTTATTTTTTCTGCTTGGATTTTTGCTTTCTCGTCTTCCGATAAATTTTTCAGGCTTAACTTTTCTAAATCCTCGTTTATGTATTTGAACACGGTTTCCAACGTCCACTTAAAATTAGCCTTCTGTTCCAGATATTCCATCGTAGCCTTTATCTTTTGGATGTTATAACCTTTCAGTATCTTTGAAGACCGCAATTCCCTTAAAAGCAATGCCTTAAATTGTTCCTCATTTTCTGCTATAATATTTTTCGTCTGCCAATAAGCAACAACAATGGGCATTCTTGCGTCTTGTGATTTTAGCATCTTTTCTATTTTTTCTTGAAAGGAATATTTTCCGCAAGCATCTGCTTGCAATCCGTTAGGTTTAAGTTTAAGTTTAGGTTTAAGTTTAGGTTTAAGTATACCGAACCCTTCCGAACCCTTCCGAACCCTTCCGAACCCTTCATTTATTTTTGTAAATTTAGCTACAATTTCTTTGGGTATTCCCAGTTTGCTACGTTCTATCCCTTTTTTCATATTTTCATTCAGGCATTGATGTTTTTCAAAGTTTTTTATGAAAATCCAATTTTCGTGAAAATAAATTTTACCATTTAATGCTTCCAAACCCTTCCGAACCCTTCCCTCTTCCAAACCAGTATCAAAGCAGATTCGGTTAATAGTTATCTCGTATATACCAGATAATTCCGTCAATGGATTAGTGATGAAATATAAAAATAAAAGTCTATCGTTTGGCGACAGTGATTTGACGAAACTATCGTCCCAAAATTTTGTATCTATATACCGTTTTTTAGACATATTAAAACACAAAAAGCCCCCAACTACTTACAAGGCTACACGGCTAAGTGCTACACCTTTTGGGTAGTTAAGGACTTTCTGTATTCTAATTTTTAGCCGTGTAATTTGTAGCATATCTTTTGCAATTTAATTATGCCTCGCTTTTTAAAAAAAGGCAACCAACTTGTGTGCAAAAACGGTGGACAACTTATAGTTTGAGCTTAAAAATTCTGTTAATAACTAAAAAATGACCCTTTGGATTGAGCCACTTTTTAGTATGACTGAAACTATATCCGAACGCCAACTTTTATTTTCAAAAAATTGACCAACATAACTAACAAGCCTCCGACTGTAATTTGTGCAATATCAGGGAACTCAAAAATAAAAGCATTTACTAACATTGGTAAAGCGAAAATTACGGCATATTTAACTCCTTTGACGAACATTGTTTTGATTGAGAAGTTCATAAATTTTAATTATTTATAAGCCAAATGCAAAATAAAACGAACCCAATAATTGCGCCCAAACATCCCCAAAAGCAACTTTTTATAAGTTTTCTTTTGGTAGCGTCTCCCATAAAGATTTTTTAACTGGAACCCCTCCACGTTTCATCTCCAAGGCGACAAGAATCTCAACAATTTTTTCTTTCGTGGGCGCAACAAGAACCTTTCCCCCCTTAATCAAACCAAGTGTTCCGCTCTCCTCTGTCTCCTGAATGATTTTTCCGTCATTCTGTTTTAGAAATTCCATATAATTAAAGTTAGGTTTATCAATCGCTGTCCAAAGAGAAAATGAGAACGAACTTGTCATTAAACTTTCGGGCATCCATCCCCAACCATTCTTCCCCCAATATTCTCCCCAGCTATTTATAATTCCAAAATGTGGCTTGTCTTCTACCAACCCTAACTTGCCATAAAACATACAGTGTCCGCCCTCTTTGCGTTGCGGCATTTTTATAATCCCTTGTGAATTGACGCTCCATCCTTTTGTATAACATCCACCGACAGCTCCAAAATTTAAAACCATCACGTTCGCTATCACATCTGGAACAGCGTTGTCCAAGGAGGCATAAGACAATGATTCAAACTTGGCGGCTCTTTCTCTAACCTCGGGAGTCATATTTGTTTGTCTAAACCAGCTCATCAATGCCTCCTTGTTAGATATTTCGTTCGTATAGGAAGGAACATCCGTCTCCAACGCAATTCCGTAATTCAACCATTCGTCCATTCCGTCTCTAATATAAGCTCCGTAGCTGGTAGCAATGCGCGAAAACAAATCCTTTGCAGATAAATCAGTAAAAGCGCCCTCGTCTATAAATTGCAAAACCTCTGCGTATTTATGGACACCCTGTCCTACGCACGAATCACTTTGATATTGATTCTCCACTTTCAATTTTACTGGTTTAATTCCTTTGTTCTTGCAATAAACCATCAATTCTTGCGCTTTTTGAACCGACCAATCTTTTAAAAAGTCCTCACGAGATACAAGTTTTCTGTATCCCAACAATAACTCAATATCAAAGCCAATTTCCCAGTTAAATTTTTGAATCACTGCGTCACCTAAAATCTGTTCAGCTTTGTAATCCCTGCCGTCTGGGATGTCTTTTAATGCACCAGTGCCAAATTTTTGTTCGTTTTGCATAAAAATTTCGGTGGTTTTTAGCGGTGAAACCACCTAAACCGATTACTTATTTACTTCTGACCATACCCACTCCGTCGCAGGTTATCCCCGCCTTGTAGCAAGGAAGATTTGCACGATCGCAAAGAGTGATGATGTCCACGCATTCGCAGTCGGGACATTCCAATTGCACCATACACTTATTCGTTGAAGAAAATCCCGCACAAGCACTTTTCGTGCATTCTTTTTCTTCTCCGCATTTCTCGCAGTAATGTTTCATCTTTTCCCCCTTGTGTTCTATTGGTGGACAGCACGGAATCCAAGTTCTCTGCCCACAGATTGAACATTCCAACTCATCTTCCCAAATTGCAAGAACAAATGGATGACTCAATCTTTTTCCGACTGGGTATGAAATATGCCATCCTTTACATTTTCATACCACTGATAGCCACTCATTTTTACCCCCTTTTTATTGAATGCAATCCAAAGAGGCGAATCCGTTAATCGCCACCAAACCCGTGCCAACGGCGCTGGAACTATTTTGAATAGTGATTGCTACGGTTAGATTTGTTGTGCTGTCTTCTGCGGCTGTGCCAGTCTCTACCTTCCATCCAGTTATAGGATTAGAAGAACTCATAATACCAGACTTCAATGCCGTAAAAATTAAATTTCCTTCCTGCGTATTTGTAGCCCCTGAACCCATAATAATAGCATCTATGTATCCTTCCAAATCGGAAATCGCAATCCCAGGTGCCAATGATATTGTGGCAATAGTTGTTCCCCCATATTTCAATTTTAGTGTTTGGTTATGACCAGAACCGCCATCACAGCCCCAATCCAATATATATATTTTTAATCTCAAAACATTTCCAATTCCCAATAATCCAGCATTAAGAGTGAAAGCGAATAATGTCTGTTCAGTAGCAGTTGAGTGCGTTTCTATATTGGCAGTGAATTTACTTACCAAAAACGAAGCATTATTATGCTTATGTAATGCCCCTGCATTGCTTCCATTAGTTAAAATCAATTTATTTGCAGAAGACAAGGAAGTTGCCACTGGCGATAGAAGTTGCAAATTAGTTCCGTCATAGATTACGGATACGATTTGCCCATTTTCAATATCATTTGCTTCTAAATCTTGGTCATTGAATTTTTTTATCGTCTTCGCACCGATGGCATTGACATTGAGAGTAGCCGCTCCTGTATTAGCTGCCCCTGCCTTAAATTTGAAAATCTGCCCTGCCGAATAAACCGCTATTTGTGCGTCAATAGAAAGTGTGATAACATCACCAGTCCCGCCAGCATTAGCATAATCGCCAGCATTCTGTAAAATATCTTTTCTTGCGTTATTGTATTGGGCAGCTGTGGCGCTATCACCGCCTGCCACTATTCCAGATAAAAAGTTTGTAGGCATATTATGCGTCGTTAAAAGTTATTGTTGATTGAACATTCAAACTTTCGGTATTAGTTTTAACAATGGTCTGTATAAATCTGTTAAATAATTGCCCTGAATTTGCCGCGCCTGTTCCATCTATAAAAAATCCATATTCTTCAAATGTTCCCGTTACTTCTGTCGCCGTAAAAAAGTTCTCCAAATAACAAATGTTATTGCTATCTGCTCCGCTTGAAAGTGCTTTGCGATAAGTTTCTGTTCCGAGTTGTGTATTTCCGACAACTGGTGCGGCATTATTTGTTCCAAGCGCGCAATAATTTACATTCCCCGTATAAGTATTATCCCCACTCAATCTTTGCGCAAAAACAGCGCGTCCAACAGTGGTCGTTATATTTTCAACAACAATTTGGTTAACCAAAAATTCTCTATGTAATTGTTGCAGATAATAATTATATTCTTGCCACAACTCGCATAAAAGTTCACGGCTTGCGCAACCAAGTTTAAATAATTGCTGTCTTCTAATTTTCACATTTTCAAGCATTCTTTCAAGAAATTTAGCTTTATTATTCTTGATTTTACAAACGCTCAAAATGTGAGTGCCTTTAACTTTAATTTTATTGTGTTCCATATTATCCCCATTCAAATAAACTCCAACGAGTTGCAACAGTCTGACCAACACTTGGCTCCCACTGCCAAGGGACTGTTGTTTCGTGTATGGTATTTGAATCATCACTTGTCACTGTTTCTGTTTGTGTAGCAGTTTTAAACCCACCTTTTTGCGATAAACTAACCTCGGAAGCTTCCACTGTTTCGTTAGAATCAACAAATGTCTCAACAATATCATCAACATTCAATTCAATTCCTTGCTTCTCTTTCAACAATTTCTGCATAAACTCAATCCATCCGAATAACGTCGTTCCGAATGATACTTTATAAACTAAATTGTCCTTGAATTGACCATCTTTTTGCGATTTGCTTATTTTCTGAATAACATAAGTATCATCAACGCTTCTTGTTGTCTCGGTTATTTGCAAAAGTTGACCAGCCCTTAATCCCTTAAAGTCGGTGATAAATGAACCGCTGATTATAGGATTGCCAAATTCTCTAACTTTGGCTTCTGCTATGATAATTGCTTGGCTTAAATCTTTAATATTTCTATCAGTTATTGGATCTAAATCAAATACACCATCGCCTAATCCCATTGCTTTTAAAGAATTGGCAGAAGCTGGGTCTGTATATTGTATTTGTATCGGCACGCGTTCATTGTAAGAGAATCTGATAAATGTCCCAGTCGGCAAGGTTGGCTCAATACTTGTTGCCCTGATTGATTTTTCATTACTATTGGCAACATAATCTACCGTAGCTTCATCGGTTAAACCCTCAACGCCATCTGTCTTGGCGATTGAAAAATAACTTATCGTATCCCCATTCGTTTGACCTGTCACGGTCTCAACTGTGAAATTATCGTTATCAACTTTTGTTATCTGTCTGACCGTATTTGACCTTGTTCTATTTGTTATGTGATCCCCTGTTGACAAACTATGACCTGTTATTTTTATATTCGTTGTAGTTGTTCCGACTTCTGCGGCGTGCGTTGTTGTGTTATTGTCTATGGTGATTGACAAATTATTAAATTTTGTCTTCATCAACCATTCACGGATGGCATTATCACCCTCAAATACTTGCGCATACAATGAATCGGATGTTTTTTCTCCGCCTCGTATAATAATGCGATTTCCAAGATTGCTGGTATCAACTTCCATTTTCAAATCAAAAAAGTTATCGCTTGTAGTAGTTAAACTGAAAGGCGCAGGGTCATTTTCAGAATCAACGAAATGTATATCTTGTTCATAATCAATATACCATAAATACTCAAAATTTTTCGCAAGCTGGTCAATAAAATTTGTAGGCTTCAACTGCGGTGCGCGAATATCATCAATTGTAGGCGTTGGCTGAACATTGTTCAATGTAAAACTTTTTTCAGCATTGACTCTCAAACCATTCCATCTGACTGTTCCCGTCGCTGTTTCTGTAATTACGATTGCCGCATAATCAACTGCCGTCCAATTAGGATTCCCGACAATCGTAGCTTGATTAAATCTTTTGCTATGATATTGCCAATCTGTTGAACTTGATAAACTTATCGTAAATTCCGCATAATTCGTAGAATCTGAACCCAATCTTATTTTTAATGTTGTTATGGCGGCTTGGCTTGATGTCTTAAACCAGCTCATCAATAATCCTTGTGTTGGGCTTCCTGCGGATGCTCCGACAAATCCAGAAATATCTTTACTCGTGGGAGTAGCGGCGAAAGTTGCAGTCCCGCCTGCATTAGTCCAACCAAATACTCCCGAACTTATTGACTCTATAAAACTGGATAAATCTATTGTCGGATTATTGCCGTCTCCGCTCTCTATCCATTCAGCCTGAATCGCCCCATTATTAGCATAGCTTAAATTATCAATTGTAGTATTATAGTTTATTGTTGAGTTTACAAAATCGTTAATGATATAGCGACAATCTACTTCCTGCCAACTATCTGATATGATTTTCTTGTCAAAAATCTTTGTAAAATCTACTCCTGTTATGGAATATTCTATATTATTAAGCGTATGGCGATTTGCATCAGATACCCTCGCCACTGTTCCACCAAAAATCAATTCCCCTATTTTTTCATCTGCCGCAAAAGTTCCAGTAGGCGCGGCAGTCAAAACTATTGTGCGAGTGCTTTCGGTATAAGATTGTATAATAGCGCGTTCTAAATCTCCGCCCAAGTCTAAAAATATTATTTGTCCAGCACGGAATGCAGAAATTTCCTCTTGATAGGATTCTTTTAAAACAATCGTAGCTCCAACCTGACTTTCAATCAAAGCACCATCATAGATTCTTAAATTTTGGTTTTCGCTTGGCTTTGTATTCTGAAAAATTTTAAAAGAACAACTATCAGAACGACGTTGTATTTGATTTTCAATCTTCAACGTGTTATTAACAACGTCCGATGTTCTTTCTATATTGTTGATGTAATAAAAAATCATACAATAGCTGTGCTTAATTGCAATCTTTTAGTTAAAGCATCTCCGACCTTTTCAATCAGATCCTCTCCGCTTATATCACCATTTACTATAATATTGATAATATTTCCACCCATTCCTTGGCGGTTAGCTTTATTTAACGGAATGACTGCTTCTGCACCATTTTCGCCTATCATCGCCAAAGTTGGTCTCTTTACTATTCCTCCCTTTGCTAATCTTGGTATTTCGGGAATCATTGGAATTGATATTCCTACTGCCCCTGCGCCCTTACTTACAATTGCATTAGCTTTTTGGACGAACCAATTTATCTTATCAATTATCCAGTTAATAGCTCCTTTTATAGCGTCCTTTATGCCCTCAAATGCCGCAATAGTCTTTTCCTTCACAATGTTCCAAATATTCCCAAAAGCATCTGTGATTGGCTTCGTAGCGTTTTTAATTGACTCCCAAACACTTGACAATGCAGATGATAACGAATTCTTTATTGATTCCCAAACGTTGGCAAAAAATAATTTTATAGCACCCCATATCTCAATTGTTTTTGCTTTAATCATTTCCCAATTTTTTACAATCCAAATTATTCCAGCAATTATTCCTGCGATAATTGCTCCTCCTAACATAAATGGAGCTAAGCTTATCAAAAATGTAGCAAATGTAATGGTGGCGGCTATGATTGCTGGAACTAACGCACCCAAAATTGCGCCTGCTATGATATAGAGGGTGCTCGGATGTTCTCGGAAAAACAAAAACAAGTTTGTCACTTTTTCAAAAAATTTACCTGTCTCTTCTGTTAAAAATGACAGTGCGGTTTTTAAACCATCAAATATACCAGTCTGTTTTACAAAAGTTCCAAGACTTGTATTGAGTGTATCCTTGAAGTTAGACCAAAGTTGTGTAAGAGTTCCTGTTTGATTTTTATAAGCGTCAAAAAATCTGCCTCCTACATTATTAGCTTCGTCAAACATTTTGGTTAATAAGTCAAATGTCACTCCGCCTTCTGTAATAAAATCTCCCAGTGCTTCTCCTGCCAAACCTGTTTGGTCTTCTAACATTTCATAAATCGGAATCCCAGCAAACGCGAATTGTTTTATATCTAATGAACTTGCCTTTCCAACTGCGGCTATCTGTTGTAAGTTGATAATTATGCGGTCAAGTTCATTTTGTCCTTTACCCATAGCCGCCAAGCCTTCTCCAACATTAAGAATCGTATCAATAGCTTTATCGCCATCTTTGGTGACGGACGAGATTAACTGGACAGCAGTAGACAAACCTTCAATTTCAAATGGAGTTCTTTTGGCTTCTTCTTTTATTCTCGCAATTGTCGTATCTGCTTTTTCTGCCGATCCAAGCAAGGTTATTAAACCTTGCCTGACAGTTTCCATTTGAGCTTCAAATTTAATGCCAAAAAATGCCGCTCCGCCTATTGCGGCAATACTTGTCGTCAATCCCTTTGCGAATTTCTGCGATGCTTCTGCTTGTTCTGAAAAACCAGTCTTTATATCATTCAAATTATCTCTGACCTTTTTCAATCCAGCAGATATTCTATCTTGCAGATCTATTATGACTTGTAGTCTTGCGTCTGCCATATTTATTTTCTTGGTTCTGTTTTTCGGCTTCTAATTTCATTATATTTATAAACTCAAACATTCTAAAATTGTCATATTCTCGCCAATCCAACCCAAACTTCTCGCTCATCCGATAATCTATTATTGAATCATATCCATATTTTTCTATTGCACTATCCGAGAATATTATCCTGCGGATGGCTCCAAGTTTTTTTTTGAAGGGAAATAATATCCCGACAAAGTGTCAATCAATTCAGTGATTGTTTCAAGATTCAATAACTTGATTTTGTCCTTAGAAAATTCGCAAAGATTGCCGTCAGAATCTTTTAAATTCCAATTCAAAATTGCAGTCTCTAACAAGGGCATCGCAATTTTAAACGTATCGGCTTGTTTTGTTCTGTCAAAATCCCCAATTACCAATTGAATTTCTTCGTAGGATAAAGCCTCTTTGACTTCAATCCATTCATCTTGTCCCATTTCAATTTTGCGAGTTTTTTGCGAAATTAGTCTTGACATATTAGTAAGTTGTTATATCGTTTATCAAAAGAACCTTTGCTAAAAATCCATCTGTTCCGCTGTAATACATTTCAAAATCAATTTCCTGTTTTAGCAAATCATCCTCTGTCAATGAAGGATTAAATGGCGATAATTGCAAGTTCGGAATTCTCCAATCCAACTGGTAAGAAAAATCTGTAGAGCCGATAACATTCCCAGTGTGCACAACTTGTATTGCAGTTTCTCTGTTCTTTCGCAACCTATCAAGCAATTCCATATCGGTATAGGTTTTTGAGATTTTACCGCTACCTGTCAATCCTTTAATATAAACTGCCGCAGGGAATCTATTCGCAACATTAACACCATTTGCTCCGTGTATTGGTTCAAGCTCATTTACGATACTCAATTCAAAATCTTCAATGGAAGCTCCGCTATTATCAACGGTTGTATCAATCGTATTATCAAGTCTAACAACTGAACCGCCAATCCAAGTAAATTCTTCGTCTATCGTATAGCTCGGCGTTTGTGGAGCTAAAACAATTAAATCGCCAACGGCTGTTGCTGTTTCCAAATTCGTCACAGTTATAGTCAATTCCGTTGCTACTGTTCCGATTGTATGCGTTTTAACAGAAGTCGCGCTAAAATCCAAAAAACCTGTTCCAGGGCGATATAATTTAATTGTGTCAGCCGCCGCCAAACCTGTTGTCTGATCCATTGTCAAAGTCTTCGCCCCCGCTCCCGATGTCGTAATTGCAGTAATTCTTGCGTGTTTAAATTCTGACCGTGCAGTCATTCCAATCGCCGCTGTAATTATATTATCGTTCTGCGCAATAGGCTCAAATTTGTTGAATCTCACACCAGCATAACGATAAGCCTCGTTGTCAAAACCAATTTCAACTGTAAATGTAGGCAATGTCGCATAAGGCAAAACCCCCTGATGTCCATATACAGTTGAATCATATTTAGTTAGAACTGCGGTCTTCCCAGAAGTTGCACCCGTTAAAGTTTCTCCATCTGTAAATTCCCCTGATGGCGTAGAAATTAACAAGTAATCTCGTTCTGTGCTTGAAATAACGACAATGGCAGTCTTCGCCGAAAGTGAACCAGTGACAGTTTCTCCGACTGTAAAATCTCCATTAGCCCCAGTGATTGGCATAAAACGACCCGTAGATAAAGCACCAAAAACTGCTTTCAAAAAATATCCAATCGTTTTTGGCTCAATCAAGACATTGACCGTTCCTTGCGGTGAAGGAATTGCTTTTGCTAATGCCCGTAAATTCATTGAACGATTGCCTGAAACTGGTGTCGCCACAACAGCACCCCAATCCGTGACAATGTCTTCCGACATCAACGGAACGAATACGTTAGGTTTGACTGCGATATTCTCGCTTATCTCGGCTTTGATTGCCAAATAAGCTGTTCTTGAATAAGATCCCATATTATTTTAATTATTTCTTAATTTTTTTGGTCTCTTCTTTGTGTAAAACTTCTTCAACCATTTCGCGCGTTTTCATTGTCTCAAATAGGGCTTCGGTCATAATAACCTCGCTACCTTTGACAAATCTTTTCTCGCCCACGATTTCAAAATCTTGTAAAATTTTAGTTTTAATCATATTATCTTGCTTTTAAATCTGTTGTTGCTTCAAGCCTGATTTCTGCTTTTGCATAAAACCATTCGCCCTCAGCGACTATATTATAATTTATTGTTAAATTATTGTTGAACATATAATCCGTGCCACGGATATGATCTCTCAAAATACCCAAAACTGTGTCATTCTTTAATGTCCCGTTTGCATTTCTTTCTTCCATTATGTTTATCAAATCTTGCTGAACTTTTATGACTTCGCCCGTCCCTGCTGTCTTTAACTGTTTTTTTATATCAGTGATAACTCTTATCGTTATATCATATACAAATTGGTCTTCCGCCGTGGTTTTAGCAATAATTTCTGTGCTATTGCCAAATATCATCATCGCTGGTAAATAACTTTGCGGAACAGGCATAACCTCACCTTGATAAAACGACTTTATTTTTGTCGTTGTAGTATTCATTCCTGCCTGCATCAAGATTTTGATTTCATCCAATACATCGTTCATATAAATATAAAAATTATAAACAAGATGACGAAAATTAAACAACAACCTTTCATATTATTTTAGTAAATTATTAGCGTAATCATTGAGTTTGGAAACAACTTTTTCAATCACTTTTGATGTTATTCCCAACATTTTTCTTTGCGGTGGTCTCCCCGTGCTAACTTGGTGATATTTGAAATAAGGAACTTTATTGCCTATCTTCAAGGTCAATTTTGAAACTTCCTTAAAAAACCCTTTTTGTAATCTGCCTGTCCAAATCAATATCTTGTCTGTTCTAATTGGCATTTGCGCATAATATCCCCAACGATTCAACCTTGCCCTAATTGTTCCGGCTGTCATTTTTCTATAAGGATCTCCAATCTCTACTCCTTGGCTTTCAATTACTGTATTGCCGTAAAATTCAAGCAATTCATCGCCTATCTCGCTTAGAGGTTTTTGAAAATCTTTTATTCCCTGTTCCAGCGCAAATATTTTTTTTTTGACTTCCGTGTCATCTAATTTTATTGTAATTTCTGACATATTAAAACGTCTGTTTCATTGTGAAAAATGGCTCTGCATCTTCTCCGCTTGCGCTGTCTGTATCATTCGGAGCAAATAGTGGCGTGTTTAATGAACTGCGAGTCAATTCTGTGTTCCCCGTGCCGTATAATCTTAACTCACCCTTCTTAATGCTCTTTAAAATATCCAGCCAAAAATCCATTCTTTTTTTCCAACCTTTATCAAGGTTTTCGGTTTCTTCACCGTATTCATTAGCGTATAATAATCCGATAACAATGTTTCGGCTTATTGTCTCTATAATTTCAGGCGTTGAAGCTAACGGCAAAGTATAAATATCGGCAATTTCTGAATTGATAATACTATCCGCATCGGCAATATAGGCTGTAATAACAGCGTCGCTTATGTTCGTAGCGTTAGAAAATCCCGTAGATGATCTAACTTCTGCAATCGTTGTATATGCCATATTATTTTAATTTCCAATATAGTGTCAATAATGTTATTGCGCTTGAAATAGTCGCAGACACTCCGCTTGCAAATCCTATTGTCTTTATTCTCCAAACTCTGTTCTTATCTATTTTCTGCTCTAATCTTGATATTTGAACTGTCATATCTTGCCATCTAATAATCATTGATGATTCAAGTTTGTCAACACGGTTGCAAATATCCTGTTTGAACTGGTCTAATTGCCCTAATTTATAGTCAGCATTATTCATATCAAATCACGTAAGGTTTAAATACAAAATTTCTGATTAAATCTCCCGCGTCTGGGTCGATATTTATATAAGCACTTGTTGTGTGCGTATTTTCAGTAACTGGATTTGTGCCGCCAAGCGCAGCATCAAGTAAAACACCATCAATGTATAATGAAAATTCACCAGTAGGCGAACGAGTCATTTTAAACGTATGCCAAGCACTTGCTGTAAACGCAGAGTTACTACTAGACATCAATTGCGCTCCCACTACACCATTTGTAGTTATCCATAGTTGCACATTCTCGGCTGATGTTAGCATCAATAAATATCCATTTTGACCAGTTGCGGTAGCACTACCAATTTCTTTGGCTATCATTATCACGTTTATAGCGCCAGCTGCGGTCTTGTTGAAATCAAATTCCCACGTTCCATACGCTTGAGTATTTTTTTTGGAGATAATACCTGCGCCGATAGTGTTTATGTACTTACTAAGACCTAAACTATCAACTTGCCAAGTACCTGTACTAATTCTGAATCCTGTATTGCTTAACTGACCAGCTGTTTCATTGGCAAAACTCTCATTCCACCCCTGTCCGTCTGTGATATAAACAGGCAAAGAATCTGCACCAGTAGCATCGTAAGCGTCATAGGTGTTATCGAGATGCGTGATATCAATCACATCGTAATTACCTTCTTGGTCTATTTCTTCGTACAACTGTGCGACTTCTGCACCCGTCAGGGCGGTATTAAAAACTAAAATCTGATTATAGTCGTTTTTACCAGTATTTGTTCCTTCTGGACCAGTTTCCCAATTAAAGTCATAAGCGGGGATGGTACTGTCTGTGAATGCGCCTGTTGCTACGGAAACACCGTTTTTATATATAACCATCGCTTTTGTTGCTCCAGTGAATGTTGCGGCGATGATGAGAGGTGTTCCATTAGTAACCTCACCGCCTCCTGTCTGGAGTACAGTAAATGCCGACAAACTATTTGCCAATAAAAATCGTATCCTGCCAGTATTAGGTATGTCAAGGTCAAGGCTTCCTGCCTGCGAACCACCTCCAGCGAACTTTTTTACGATTCTAGTATAAGACCCTGCCATTGACTTCAATTGCATTTGGACAACAATTGTCATATTTGAAACTGCCGCTGTCGTACCTAAAATTTTACCAAGCGTTAGACCACTGGTATTGTTTTCAATAGCCACTGACCTGCCAAACTTATCTCTGCCCCAGCTTGGAGTTCCTACCGCTACAGCAGTAAAACCATTACCAGATTGGTCTAAAAGACTACCTCTCCTGAAATCCCAACAGCCTATTATATTACTTGCATATTTTTCCTTAATTGTTGACATATTTTACGAGTTAAATTGTCTGAATAAATTTTCATGCTGCCATCTCGCCTGTATAGGAGTTAAGAGAATACGCCACAAGAAAGGGAATTTAAGACTACCAACGAACTTATTAGCCGTATTGTAATCACAACCCATATAAAACTTTGAACCAACGGCTGTTGTAAAGCGAGTTGTGACATTAGTTACGTCTAATTCACCGTCAATATACATAATGTATGTCATGTCCCCTGCGATATTTGGAATTAATACACAAAATACCGAGTGCCAACATCCATCATTGCAATTCTTGACGCTGGTTGCTCCTTCCAATAGGCCGTCTCTAAATAATAATAAACCAGTAGTCTTGGCCTGCAAACCAACGCCCTCACCAGAGGCATTACGGAAGTCATAGAGTATAGTATCAGAGGCAGATGAGTATTTGAACAATCCACCAAAACAACCCATAAGCGCACTCGAGAAAGTTCCACCGGTTGAAGTCCCAATATACTGATTCCCATTTAAACTAACGCCGTTATTTGGAAGCAGTGCAGGAAAAGTCGCAACAACACTTCCATCCCCCCACTTTATAACATCGCCTCCAATAATACCCATATTATGGGTCAATTCCGAAACTCCGTTATTATAACGAGTCCTAAGAGGCAAGAAGTATTCGAGCTGTAAAACATCAACTTCTCTAAACGTAATCGCTGTCATAATATCTTGAATCTCGCCCTCGTCTAATTCTTTGTTATAAATGCTGATAAGTTTGATTATTCCATTGAAATATAAAGCACCGTCGTAAACTCCAATTTCGAGGTCTGCACCAAGTCTATTCATCGCAACATAAGTGTCCGCACCTGTACTTGCGTCCGAGGTATCATCTAAACGAACTCCATTAACATAGATTGCCAAACCAGTCACTAAACCAGAACCATCATAAGTGGCGGTTATCCTTGCGTCAGTTCCTTCTAAAGAAGTTGAAGGCACGGAGCAATAACGCATAATAAAACCAGTAGTTCCAGGGACATTTTCATCATACAAAGCAAAAGTAATTTTGTCGCTTCCGTCAAACCATAGGGCATATTCTCCTGTCGTTCCCCAAGAACCTTTATTTACTATGCAAGTATTTGTAACATCATTACTATTAACAATGGCATTTATAGAAAATGGAAGGTCACTTACTCCATCTCCAAAACTGTATCTAATTTGTCCCGCAGGTTTTGCGTATTGAGTCGTACCATTAAGGTATAACCCATTATTTACCGTTGGAGCACTAACCAGAGTTACCTGATTATCAGTAACATATTGTGCGTTTATGAATTGTTCTCTAAAAACACAACTCTCTGCTCTTATTTTTGGATAAGTTAGCCCCATAGAATTTTATTTAATTTCTACCCTATCTTTTATTTTTGGATTCCACTCAATGTCAACTTCTTTGATACAATTAAGAATTTCATCTGTTTTTAAGTGAATATTTTGTGCCACAAAATCCTGTTCAATTGCATCAACAATTTCTTTATACAGTTTCTTGCCGTTCTCTGGCACCAATGCTTTTATTTTTGCTTTCACCTCTGCCACAGGGAAGGCATCCTTAACGGATACCTCCTCTACCTCCTCGATATATTTTGTTCCTTTTAAATACATATAAATTGGATTAAACTGTTGGTATTATTGTTGCACCTGTGGTCAATGGTGTGTATCTAACAAACCATTGCATATTAAGTTTGGTAGCTGCCGCTCCCGTAAACTCTACTTGAACGAAAGTGTCATTAGCAGTTCTTTGAACAAGAACAAGTCCATATCCGCCACCCTCAAATGTCGTCTCAACTTTTGCGCACACACTTGCAGGCAAGAAAGTAAGCGGTTGTGCGGAACCATCTACTGCGGTTCTTATAAAGAACGAACCAGCTACCGCACCAGAACCATCTACTCCCACTCCAATATCAGTTATTTCCACCGTAGTTGGTGTTGCTTCATAGAGAACCAAGCCAACTTTCTGGAAAACGGTAGTTTCAAAATCAGCTACGGTTTGCACCACTCCATAAATCTCATGCACCCTGACTGCACCTGTGACACTAAAAAGACTAATTTTAGTATCTCCTGTTCCAGTGAGAGTTTTAATATTAGAAGCTACAAGAGCACCCGTGTTATTCAATATTGTTAAAATATTCGTGAGAATATTAACAGTTTGCGAATAAAGCGAAGTCCCTATAAGCGTGTCGGTCTTGTTACCAATTACCTGACTCATAATGGCGTTTGTAGCCAAGTTTTGAGTCGGCACATCGTGCATACCATCAATAGTCGTCAAAGCAACGGTTGCTGCCTCGGTGTTCGTAACATTCTGTTTTGAGTAAGCCATCAAAGATTCTGTAGCACTCACCGCACCTGCCGCAGCAGCATCCGTTTTGTTTCCGACAACATCCATCACAAAAGCATTTGTTGCTACATCAGCTGTTGGCACTACGAGTTCCTGTTTATTTAAGAAGTTTAACATATAATTAGAGTGCTTTTTTTCTTAATTTAACTATGGCCGTATTGGTGGCACTATCAGGAGTAACCACAATGCGGTAATACTTAAAGTTGAAGTTGTTAAAACTCCATGAATAGGTGACTGTTGCGTTGGTGGCTACAACGCTTGCAACCGTGGTGTTAGCGTCGTCTCTATAACCATAAACGGTAATCCAATCACCAGAAGCCGTATCCTCATCATTCATACCCTGCACCAACATCGTTATGGTTTCTCCCACTCCTTCAATAAATTTTCCAGTGAATGAGAAATCTTTATAAGCTCCGACTAACGCACCTGTTGAAGCAGGATAATATGCAGCAGCCGCCGCTAAATTGGTTGTGTCAACCAAACTTTCCTCAACATAATGTTGATCCAGCGGACTGACCTCAAACTGTTTCATTGAATCAGTGGCAGTGTCATAGCCATCGGCTCTCACTTTCAAATGGCCGGCTATTGTTGTTTGCAACACTGTGGCGTCTCCATCAGTATAAGCAGTATCTACTGAACGATATTCACCACCGACCGGCAACATTGTTGGCGTCGCGTCCATGGCCGCGTCATCAGATACTAAATAAAGCGGTTTTGCTCCACCCGCGCTCGCGCCCAATATGCCGATGACAGGAGTCGCGTCTGTACCGCCACTGGTGTCAAAATCCACAATTTCACCAGCGACAGAAAGCAAACCTGTGGAGGCTGTTCCTGCGGTTAATGGCAAAATGTCAAGCGCGGTTATTCCATCATTCAAATTTGCAAGCAATTGTCCACTTGCATTAAAATGAAATGGAACTGCGTCATTATCATCATAAGTGTCAAAGGCGTTTTTATAAATACCTCCCGAAATTAAAACATTTGGCGTTGCAGAAACGCCTGCATTATCTATCGCTACTTGCAAAGCTCTTAACTGCGAATTTGCGACGGCTTCCGTATCCATTCCATACATTACCGCTGTGCTAAATTCAGAATCGCTTGCTTCATCTTCTATTTCTGCAAACGAAGCATTCTCATATTTACTCGTTCCAGTGGAAGTCACTTTTAAGTTTCCGTTAATATCAGTCTGCAATATTACGGCATCCCCGTCTGTATAAGTCGTTGCGGCGGCTCTATATTCGCCACCAATAGGTAATATCGTCGGCGTAGCGTCCATTTCCGAATCGTCAGAGACTAAATATAACGGCTTCGCTCCACCAGCAGAAGCACCTAAAATACCAATCACTGGCGTTGCGTCTGTTCCAGCTCCCGTATCAAAGTCAACGATCTCGCCTGCGACTGATAAAAGTCCTGTTGAAACTGTGCCAGCTGTTAATGGTAATACATCTACATTAGTTGAGCCATCCGTCAATTTTGCAAATGGAGCATTCGTTAACAACGAACCTGTTGGCGGAACTGTCCCATCTGCTCCGACCTCTTGAACCGCCAAAACCTTAGTCGTTATCGCTCTTACCGTGTTAGCCGCCTCAATACTTGCCCTTTCATCAGATGTTGCATTTTTCAATTCTACTGCACCAATCTCTATATCACCAGTCTCAATAGAAACATTTAAAATAGGAACATTATAAGTTGCTGTTAAGGCGACTGAATTGTCCGCCTTTTTTCCTCTACATTTACCAGTAATATAATCAATCCAATACTCTCCATTCGCCAAATCTGCATCCAATTTTTCGTGCGAGACTTCTGTTGTAAATGCTGTTGATGTTAAAACGACACTTGTATCACCGAAGCCTCCTATGTAATTCTTATGGCTGTCGTATATCGGTTTTCTTTCTAAATAGAAATTTACTACCGTCCCTGCCGCTCCTGCTGGAACTGTAACTGCCTCTGCGGTTATAGTTTCAGGTATAGTAGAAGCTAACGGGATTGACACTAAACCTGCGCGTGGCTTAAAATTTTCATTCATATTCTTTAAATTACGTAATTATTGTGTATAAATAATTTTTCAATATTTTTATCTAAAAATCCTATTTGCTGACCTTTTTTATATAATTCCCCCCTAAATTTTAAATTGCGGAGAATTTTATAACTGTGTTTGACTTCGGTTTCCCTCTTAAAAATTATATCCTTTTTTTTAGCCATATAGTTATCTCTATTGGAGGGTTATAAAGCCCCCCTAAGAATTAACTATTTAGTCAACTCTCATACACTTAACAAAAAGCATACAATCCAAAGCTCCACCTCCATCAGGAACGATTGACAAAGAACCATTTTGTGCAATCTCCCAAGCCGCGTCATTCAAATTTATTATTCTATCAATATCTGTATCAGATGCCGCAACCGTGACTGGATTATGCAAATCTGTTCCTGCACCAAGCGCGCCATTGTTCAATTTCCAAGTCCCACCATCAGCAGAAGTTGAAACCGAATATACATCAATGACTCTGAACTTGAAAGGTGCATTAGCATTGAAAATATTTACTGCCGCCGCCTGATTAGACAAGTTGTAAGTGATAGTAAATTCAACGCCGTATGTGCTTGTTCCCATTGTAATTGGGTCAAGTTCATTTGCATTTACATTCGTCAAAGCATTCCCTGCACCGTCGCAGTCGAACGACTTATTGGTCAAAGTGTCCGCTGTGTCACGTCCAATTACTGTATGCACAGCGTCTTGGAATGTGATAGCATTTCCTCCAACAGAATAAACGAACCCTGTCGCAACGTTTCCAGACAAAGTTTTATTAGTCAATGTTTGAAGATGTGCTTGAAATACGAACGTATCATCGCCTGTAAGTAGAGGCAATGTAATGTTTCTATCAGCCGCAAGCTCGCTTACCGCGAATACATATTGATGATCCGCAGAAGTGTCGTTAATCTGTGGCAATGTCAATGTCTTACCTGACAAGGTTTCGGTTCCAGCCAAAGTGGCAAGAGTTCCTGTTAGCGGTAAAGTGACATCCGTAATACCAGTCGTTGTCAATGTCAAAGCATTAGCATTGACTGTATTGAAGTTCGCCGCGATAGAAATATCGCCAGCCATTGTGATTGACCGTGCCGCATCGCCTGTGTTGAAAGTCAAAATTCTATCTGCTGTCAAATCCGAACCAGCTTTTACAATCAAATCGTGAGAAGCGTTTGTATCCAAGATATGCAATCCCTCATTTGTAAATGTTTGTATAGCTGTGAATGTCTGCGCTTCGTCTATAAAAGCAAATGTTCTGCTCCCACCAACTGCCGGAACTGTCAAATTGTAAGCTCCACCAGCCGCTCCAAAAATCAAAGTGTAATCATTCGCGCCCGCTTCACAAGTGACACTGTTAGTAAGAACGGAAGCTGTCGCAACGCTTGGCGCACCCCAGTAAGGATTTGAACCAGCGCCTGCTGTTACCAACGCTTGACCTGCTACTCCTGCCGCCAATCTTACCCAGTTTGTAGCGTTGCGATATAAAACATCGCCTTGCGCTTCACCTGTAATAGTAAGATCCGTGACAGTAGCTACTCCCAAATTGGTAATTGAAACATCCCCCGTGATTGATTGAGATGTAATTGTGGTTCCATTTCCAATCAATATTTTTGCGTCGCCCTTTGCGTCCAAGGCTGAACCCAATCCTGCCACGTCTCCAACGATAATGCTTCCTTGTGCCAAACTTCTAATTATCGTAGCGTCAGCTGTTGCAAATTCTACTGCGGTAGCTCCTGCGTTAACTCTTAGTAATTTATATGCTGAACCAACATAATTGGCTGGCGTGTCCGTCAAAGCCGTGAAAGTTGTAACTCCGCCTGCCGAAATCGCATTAAAATCGCAAGATGTGTTTGACCCTTCGTTAATATAGATTGTAGTTCCGATACCTCCGTCGGTTTGAACAAAATAACAACCTTTTGCATATCCAGCTTCCGCATCTGTCGGCACTGTTGCCCCTTTTGCGAAAGTAATCTTTCCCGACTCGTCCAAGTTCATAGCAGTCACTGTCGTTGAACCAGGGGTCATACTAACTCCAACTGGCTGGAACATCTTTGCTATTTCCTTGCTCCTAAATTTTCTATACATATTCGTAAATTATTTATAATGCTAAGTTTCTTTTTTTACCCTACGGGACGGTGGGAAACTTTAAAAGCCACAACTGCATTATAACTAAGCGATAGCGTTCTTGATGAGATAAGCCAAATTTTCATCCATAATATTCTGGTCATAGCTATATCTCAAACGAATAACATCCTGAACCTTTTCCTCTTCACGATAGCGTTCAATAAGGCGAGGAGTGTCTTGCAATGTCATTCCAAAAGTTGCTTTCATCAAAGTTGGAGCTGGTGTGCGGTATAAAACCCACAAATGTTTGCCCCAAATATCAGCCAAAGTATCTGACTGCCCAGAGTCTGTGGTATTTTTGATAGCATCACCAACCAAAACCTCTTCAATGCTGAAAAATTCTTTCAACAATTGCTTAAAAGCATCATCGCTCAATCTTCCATTACCCGTGTATTTAGCTTGCTCTCTAATATCAGGATGATATTTCAACTTTGAAAATACTGAATGACCCATAACCATTACGTTTGGTTTCTGTCCAGTGGCAGTTCTCACCGCTTCAATCGCAGTCTCAATATTTCCGATAGGATCTGAATTAACATAGTCGCTCCATTGAGATGTCCCTGATAATGTTGTGTTAAGAGTCAAAATCCCTGTATCAGCCATTATCGTAGCCAATGCGGCTTCCTGATTAACCCACAAATTATCCATAATTACTGTCGTTGCATCTCTATATGGATCGTAAGGGTCATCGGTGTTGTTGATGAATTCATCTGGAACACCTTTTTCCAAAGAACGCTCCTTGCAGATATAAGAACCCTGAGAAACGCTATAATCTATTGAATGCGCTCTTGTTCCAGGAGCTCTGTAAATCTGGTCTGTGTATACTCTCAAATTTTCCTTACCATACTTCGCAAATTTACCAGTCTTTTCCTTTACCTTCAAAGGTAAAAGAATCATCTCGGAAATGTAGTTGTTATTCCGATACATCTGGCTAAACTGCGAGAGTAGTTTATCTACTTTTGCATCACCTAATTTTGGTATCATATTAGTTAGTTAATTTAGTTCAATTGTCCGTGAACGATAAAAGCCAAAAACAAATCTGCGGAATCTGCGCTTGTCAATGCAATTGCATTATAATGTTCTCCGCCATTCGCTTTTACTGCCGCGCCATTTCCGTCTGGTGTCAAATAATCACCAAACGCAATAGCTCCGCCCGCTTTAACCAATGTCAAACCTCCAACCCTGACCGTTCCAACCTTTTCCGTTACGGAACCGTCTGGAGCGTCTTGCAATACTCCAAGGGATATGTTTGCCGCTGTTGTGATAACAACTTTTTCGCTTGCATCGTGTTTGACGAAATAATATTGTTTCGTAGACAAGTTGGAAGCGACGGGTCTTGAAAGTTCAATTTTTCCCTCGTCATTTACTAATGTAATGTCGCTCATATTGTGTTATTATTTTTTAGATAGTTTTTCCACCGCCATTTTTTGGGCTTTTTCAATAGTCAAATCCTTGTTTTCTTTCATTAAATTCTCCGCCAACTCGGCGGCTTGTTCGTCCATTGGTTTGTCGCTTTGTTGATTATTCTCAGCGTCGGACGAACCCTTTTCTTCAAGGTCAACGTGTTTGATTTGAGAAATTAAATCCTTGAACTCATTTCTCTGGTCAACCGTCAATCCCTTTAAGAAAGAAACAATTTTGACTGATTGTTCTCCCAAAAAACCTATATTTTTTTCCTTGTTGATAATAAACTGCTTTACAGTCTCATTCAAATTGATGTCTTCTAACTTTTCTTTAAGCGATTGATTTTCTTTTTCCAATTCACTCATTTTTTCTACGTTCGCTTTTTCTTTCAGCTCTTCTTTATTCTCAGCCTCCTTTTTTTCCTCATTTTTAGCTTCTTTGTTTTTTTCCTTCTTTTCTTCTTCCTTTTTCTCCTCTTCTTTGACTTCTGGTTTGGCTTTTATTTCAGCAACAGTTTCATCGTATTGCTTTTTATCCTCATCGGATAAACCTGCCAACATTTCGTCAAGCAGTTTTTTATCTTCTACTGATACTAATTCTCTTGTTTTTAAATTGTCCAATAATTTTTGCAACATAACTATATTTTTTAATAATTTATCGGCTTCTTCGCTTAATGTTATTGGTTGTTGTAGTTTTAAGGCAGGTGTATTGGTCAAAGCGGCTCCCATTAACACGTTCTGAACTAATTTTCCTTCCTTTGCGTGCGGGAATTTAGGCGCTAATTCCGCTGAAATGAACTTAAATAACCCTTTTTTAATCTTTTCTATCCCAAGTTCAGTCCATTCAACCAATGCTTTTAACTTATCGTTTTCTAAAAATAAATCTTTAATCCAACCTGCCGCTTCGCCATCTCGGTCGTGTCCCAAATTAACTTGCACCATAGGCGCGCCGCTTGCATCATTTGTTCCATAGGCATTATTTTTAAAATTATCTACAAAATCCGCTAACATTTTCGTTGTAATATTTAATCCCCTGTCCTGAATCATTCCAACCCTTAAAACTTCAATGATAGACTTAGTTTCTTTTAGTTCAACAACAGAAATGTAATTGAAAATCTCTTCCATCATCTCTTTTTTTATCTTTTCGCAAGGCATTTCGTTCATTCCCTTTGCCTTATCCATTGCGATTGCTATGGCTTTGCCATCTTCTATCCCTTCTTTTTTTAAGGCATTGAAAATATCCATAGCTTTGCTTTTCTGCTCTGGACTTAAATCCTTTGTCGCAGGAAAACTTTTAATAAACTGTGATATTTTATCAAACATATTCTTATATTCTTACTTCTTCAACAAATCCCCATTCTTTAAACTTTTCTAATAATTCAGCAGGACAATCGCCCCCCTGCGCATATCTGACCTTATCGTGGTTTATATTCATTCTCATTATGTATTTAATTTTTACAGTTTTTTCTGTCGTCATTTTTGTTTCCTCAACTTCTTCAACGCTGTCCGTAGGAAGTTTAGAATTATATAATTCTCTGAGTTTGTCTTCCCCTAAGCGTTTATCATAAACAACGCCCAATCCGTCTAACTTTTCCTTTAATTCGTCTTTTGTTAATTCTCCCATAAATTAAGATTATTTATTAAGTCGCTTTGAAATTTCTTTTTGAGCCACTTCGTTTCCCTTAACATTTGTAGGCTTTTTTATTTGTTTGAATGAATTTACCGTAGGAATGCCACCAATTTTATCAAACTGCGATTCTATTGTCTTGGGGATGCCTGTTATTTTGGGCTGTTCTGGATCGCTGACCATAATCGGCACCCAAACCCCTCGGCAATGCGAATGCACTAAATCCATTTTAGCCATAGGATCATCTGATCTTATCACTCTACCATCCAAAGATAGACAAATGTTGCAAGTCCTATCATCCAATACTTCTGAACGCTGGAATCCTACTATTTTGTTGATATTATCTCCAAAAACCTGCCTTCGCCCTTGATTCATATACTTTCCCACAACAGTTCCACTTGTTCCCATAATCAATTTTGCCGCTTCTTCCTTTCCCCTTCTTATCGCTTCCGCCGTAGCCGCTTCCTTGCTCACTCCTGCTGAAATAGCCTCTTTTGCGACATTCTTTATTGAGCCTAAAACTGCCGCGCCATAGCCAATTGCTATGTCTGAGCCGTCAATTCCCATAATCTGAACAGAATCCTTTTTCGTGGACGGTATCGTTATACCCATCTCTTGACTCGCTGTTGTTTTACCTAAATCGTAGCTATTTTTCATCACTCGTTTCAATAATTTAGCTATTGCTAATATCCCAGCAAATTTCATCACGTCAAGTGCCGTTATATTCTTTTCCTCAACAATTCCCGAAACTTCTTTTTGTAGACGTTCAATCTCCTTCTCTGTTATATCAGCCATTTCCTCTTCAATCTCCCTTTCATTTTTGTTAAATGCTTCATTTAGCGATCTAAGATTCACTCTTTCCTCTTGTATACTTAATGCTCTAAATGGTTTGAACTCCCTTTCCGTAAAAGCTCCAAAATTGTCCTTTTTTTTTTCAACCATTGATTCTTCAATGGGTTTTTCGGGTTCAACCTCGTTATCAATTGCTTCTATTTGTTCCCTGGTAAGTTCTGGGAGCTTGAACATTTTATGCGAAAATTGCTTCAATTTGCCGTCATTTATAATCAATCCCCCATCTGACAATGTCTTCAAAACTTCGCTCATTTCTCTAAAATCTATGTCTCCCAATGCGCTAAACTTCAATTTGGGATAAACTTCTCGCTTCCCAAAATTTATATCAACCAACCGCTTAATAACTTGCTTGTTAATCTGTTCCGTAAAATATCTCGCTTTATCTTCAACGTGTTTCAAGAAAAATGATGACTGGTCTTTACTCAATGCAAAACTTCCAACGCCATCCGTTCCAAGTCCCAAAAAGTTAGCTAAAACACTTAACAATATTTGCTTATTGTGATGTTCAATCAAACTGTCAATCTGTGCGCCTTGCGGATTTCCATTTGGAGTTTTAATTTCAAAAACCCAATCGTCTTTCTTCCCCTTAAATAATACAAAGGATTTCTGATTGCTTCTCAAATTTTTAGCCATCTCTTCCGCTTCGCTTTTTTCAGCAGTTCCCGCGCTTTCAGGCACCCAAACCACAGGAATTCCGACACCATAGCGTTCAGCGGCTATTGCGGAGATTCTATACAAGACATCTTTCATTTTGTAATGCTTATAAGCCGCTCTCAAAACAGAACGCCCCGTTACATCATCACCCTCTTTTTCATTCGTCAGTATAAGCAATTTGTCTCCTGGTATCTCTGCATTAAAAATCGTTTTGTCATCTGTTCGTATCCACTGCACAATGCCGAATCTTCCATCCGTTAATTTCCAATTTTGAATTGAACGTGGTATACGTGGCGCTAAATCTTTCAAAATTATCTGTCCATCAACAACATCATAAACAATCTCAAAGACATAGTGCCCAAAATCTAAAAAGTTAAACGCTTCTCTCAAAAACTCATTCCAAGTTCTTCCCCCGTAGCTATCCCCCATTTCTAAAAGTTGCTTGTGAACAAACTCTGCAATCATTTGGTCTTCCTCTTCCTCGCTTTCAGTTTCTATTCTCCAATCAGTTGAAAATACAGGAGCTTTAATTGCGTTCAAAACAGCTATGACTGTTCCGTCCATTCGTCGCATTTCTTCTATGGTGTCAATCCTTGTTTCATCTCTAAAAAGAGAATTCGGCTCCTCAAAATAATAACCACCATAACGCTGAGTTCCACTATCTCCAAGTTCTTTTGTAAGAACATTTGCTACATTTTTAGCAACGCTCCTTATTTCAAGTGATTTTACTTCGTCCATATTTAAAACTTCTCTTTATAAATATTTCCTGCTACGGTCATTTTTGACTCTCTTTGGGTTTCTTCTGAACCTTTTATTATTTCTTCCTTAACATTCGCAAGGTCAAGCGCCATAATTAAACTGTCTGCCCTGTCATCGTGTTCTAAAACTTTTGTGCCCAAGAATAATATTTGGTCTCTTAGTTCTTTCATTTCGGGTCTTAAATGAATTTCCCCTCGCTCAAATTCAGGCTCGTGCATTTGCAATCTCGCAACCTTGTCTTTGCCCTCGGGCGTTATTGCTCTTACTGGTATATTCCTGTCTTTAATATGTCTCAATCCGTCAATCTCTATTTTAAAACTCTTCCAATCCAACAAAGTCTGATATAAAGCTGTTTGATTCATCACCTTTTCAACCCCCACGCATAACGTATGCAAAGGATCTTCAAGCCAGCATAATATAGTCTTTTTTGCTTGTTCAATAACACTCTCTCGCCCTGCTATCTGTTTTTCTACGTATCTATGCGTTGACCCTCGTTGGAATCTCAAATCTGTTATCGCAAATTCATCTGATAAGCTGGATTCGCCAGCCTGCGGATCTACTGTAATCACCCTCCACCATAACGAATTGACTCTTGGCAATATTGTATAAATATTCTCATCAATCCATTCGGGCTTGAAGTTAGCAAGGTCGGAATCGGTAGGGTTATTCATAAATTCCTGCGTAAACGCCCTCGTCCCAATTTTTTCTCGCTCTTTGTCTAAATCTTCCAATGACCAATAACTTTCCCAAATACTTTTCCCGTTTTCTATTGCTCGCTTAAAAATTCCACCGTGCCGTTCATAAAACAATACTATCTCCGAAGCCCTGTGAAGCACTGTTCCAATCATTTTTATCTTTCCAAGGTTTTTGTCTCTTGAAGGAAAAATGACGTTATACAGCCAATTGTGGAGCTTCTCACGGCGTTCTGCGCTACGAACCTGCTCGTCTTCCTCTATATCATCGCAAATAATTTTAGTCGGACGCTGATTTTTAATGTTCACCCCGCGTCCCTTGCAAGACCCTCTTGCTACTACGTTTATCCCATTCGTTGTCTCAAAGTGCGTATTAGTCCATTTCTTTCCTGCGTTTATGTAGTCAGGAACGAGATTTCCATACACACTCCTTAAAAGCTCGTTGTTCTCAAATTCAGCTTTAATGCTCTCAAAATGAAATTGCGCATCCGTTATTGTCACTGATATGTAAAGTATAACCTGCTCTGATTTGTAAATAATGTCGTGAATCGTGTCAATCTTTTCCCAAGTTGATTTTGCAAAACCGCGTGGAAAAATTATTGCGCTGTCTTTCTTTTTATTAAGCTCTTCAATCAATTCCTTATGACATTCTGGCACTTCATTTGTTCCTTGAATAATGTGCGGAAAGAAATATCTCCCAAAAATATGCGAATGCGCTTTATTCCTCAACGATTCTATAATAAAATCTTTTCTGTCCTTTTCTTGCAAGCTCTCTAACTCCTCAACCCACTTTTCATAACTAAACTCCTGTCCCCCACTTTTTTGCTCGTTTTTTTCCTTCACTAACATAATCAATTTTAATAGGATTATCTTCGTCGCCTGCTATGGTCTTTCGGTCAACCATATTGGAATAGTTAATTGCAACGAATTTAGCAAACAAAGGATTATAATTTCCGTTTAGAGTGTTTTCTACAAGAAAATCTTTTTGAAGTTCCTTGGCCGTATCATTTGCCTTTGAGAAGTCTTTATGTTCTTTTATCCATTTATAATAGGTGAATACACAAATATTGATAAATCTACAAAACTTAGTGACTGTTGGAAATAAGTTAGCTTTGTATTGCTTATCAACCCAGTGAATTGCTCCATTTTTATAGTGTGGAACTTCAATTTCTTTCTCAAACGGCGCTGAAAAAAAACTTATAAGCAAGTCGGGATAAGATTCGTCATATTTAGTGGGTCTTCCTTCGTGTAGTCCTGTGGCGTATTGATTGCCTTTCAAAAGTTCTGATAAGTCTGGTCTCGGCTTTCCAACTAAATCAGGACGTTTGCTGGTTTTTTTTTTCTTAGCAATCTGTTCGGAAGTTAACTTATTATTGTGAGTTGGCATACAAAAAAAGACACGTTAATGTCGTAGCGATTTTATCCCTACACGGGTATCCCCGTTACCCCATCTTTCAAGATGGATAGTATTTATACTATAATTATACAATGTTTTTAAAAATAAAACAAGTCCGAAATTCTGTGGATAACTTTTTATTTTATGTTCTTGATTATATTCTCACACTTCACATACAAAGAATTTATAATCAAATCCCTGTGTGTTATGTAATCAAGCCCGTATTTTTGCAATGATTCTATGCTTAATTCAATTAAATATAATCTTCTTAATTCTATAAGTCCCAGAAGCTTTTCAAGTTTTTTTTTCTGACAATATGTCATAGATAATCGTAGTTATTCCTTTGCAATATTTACATATAATTTGCATTTTTCCTTTTAAAATCATTATCTTGACGCGATGCTTGTTGATTAAGTAATCATTTAGTTCAAAATTCTTATTTACTCTGATTATGATGTCCCGTTTGCATTTATCACAGATTATCCTCCTTTTGTCTGTCATAGAACTTTTTTATTTGAAGCCAATTTTTTTTAGGATATTTGGTTATATCTGCCTCGGTCATAATACTTAAAGAATATTGTTCACAAAACTGTTTTACTTCATTATTCCAACCGCTTCCCGTATGATGATATTCACACAATGCCACAATTGCCCAATTCTCGTTAATCTGTTTGCCTGCGTATATCCAAATGTGATGCCAATTTGGATTAAGTTTTCCGCATATAATACATCTTTTCATTCTTTCGTCCTTTTCCAAAGATTTTTTCAATTTTTCTGTTAAGGCTCGCATATTAAAATTTCGCACCTTGGGTCTTGTCTGTCTACTCCCCCAAAAATAAGAGAAACATTTTTGCAAACAAACCAATTGTCGTCTGGTATAACTCCGCAAGTTACAAGTAAATCCATTATGCTTTCAGCCTTATTTGTCAAGTCCGATTTTCTTTTGTCAGGAGCAAAAAACACCAATTCAATTTTACATTCTTCCCGCCTTGGAGGGCGCTGACATTTTATTTGCCAACGCCCTTGTTGCTCCCATTCTAAATAAGCATTTGAACTAATCAAACTAAAACCCCTCGCAGTTCTGATTATCTGCTTGCTGTTTTTTTTACTTGGTATTCTTCCCTTTATTAGGAGATGTGTTTTCATTTTGATTTTTTACAATCTCAACTTTATAACCAAGCGATTTGTAATATTCTTTCTGTGTCATTCCTTTGTTATTTTTTTCCTTGTTAAATATCTTTTCTGTTTTTTCTTCGTCTTGTTTTTCGGCTTCATCCAAAAATTCGTCAATGCGACAAAGCAAATGCGAAACTGCCGAAGTATAACCCTCAGCCTTAATATTATTTTTTATGAATTTAAACAAATCATTTCCTAACTCTAACCATTCTGAATCAGAATATAACAATCTTTCTTTTAGTTTAAACAACATTTTGTGTTCATCCATTGTTTTAAATTCTTTTGGAGAGAACGGAATCATCGCTTTCATTTGAAGATTTTTTGTTGGCTCGCTTGAAACAAGATTGTAAATCGCTTGCGCGATAACATCTCTCAAAAGTCTTTCTGCATCCTGTTCATCCAATCTAATGACTTTTTTTCTTGGGTCTAAATCCAAGAGATTGACTTGTAGTTTTAGATACTTCATAGTCTTTTTTTAGTTATTTATTATTTAATATTTTCATCATTGATCCCACAATTCTTGCACATTGGCATTCCGTTTTGTTTTTCACAATGTCGTAAACACTCTTCAACTTGCATCTTTAATTCAGTATATTGCTTTTCATATCTGTTCAGGAAATACTCGTAGAAGCCATACTTTTTGCCCATTTCTTTCCACGCAGACACACCTATGGGCAAATCCTTTTTAACATCGTCGCTAATACGGCATAACTCCCATAATCTTTTTTTAATTTCACTCTTAATTTTTGGATAAGATATGGATGAAAAATCCCTTGTCATTTCATTTATTATTGTTTCTAAATCAGATTTTCCGATGTGCGTTTGACTATCATCATACATTGCCCCCAACGCATTCAGAAACTTTATCCACTCACGAATCTCTTTGTTCGCCAATTGGATATACTTTTTCTTTTCGGATTCGGTCATTTTGTCTGGCATTTTTAAGTCTTTTAGATTCATAATTTTATTCAACCAAATCAATTATATCTATTCCCTTTTGCCGTTCTTCTTCTGTAATAGCACATTCGTCAACATCGCCGCTAATAGAACTCACATCGCCGCTAATAGAACTCACATCGCCGCTAATAGAACTCACATCGCCGTTAATAGAACTCACATCGCCGTTAATAAAACTCACATTGCCGCGAATAAAACTC